TGATTTTGTAAGAACTTGACCTGTTGTACCACCTTTTAATCCGACAAATGCTGTGTCAATATTTTGTCCAAGCGTGGCGATTGCGGTCGCGCCATCTTTAACCAAATCGGTGGACTGTGGAATCGTGAAGCCGAAATTTGTTGTCGTTGTTGCCATTTCTTCTCCTTATGCGACGACGGTTGCGTTCAACCAGTCAAGTGTAGGCTCAATTGTGTTCCAATACTCGCCGACAGGCACATTTTGCCAACGGAAAGCTTGCAAGGAATAAGCTATAGGTGTCAGATACAGGCTCAAAGTCAAAGACTTAATGCCAGCTTGGAACTGCCATCCTTCGACAAATCCTTGAAAATTAGATCCCATGTTGATTGGCAAATCAGTTATATTAACTGGCATACCCATAAAAACATTGAGCAAAGAATTACGATCGTTATTATCAATTTCTGGGTTTCCCAAAGGAAAAGAAATTTGATTGAAATTAGCTTTAGGGTAGGCTCTTAGAGTAAGGTAAAAATTTGCCTGGCTTGTGGCATCGGCCGAATTGTGTAAAGTCGTATCTATATTCTGAGCCAAAGTCCCATATAGGGCAATTGAAGCCGCATCCGAAGCCGATGCTTGTCCACCATTGTTGTAATTGATGGTGACCGAATTTCTAACGTCTCCCACTCTTGTGGCTGTTTCCAAATTATTGGCAAAGGCGTGATTGGCCGAAACATCAACGTAGCCATTTGCTGCCAAATAGACCGATCTATGGCTCGAATCCGCGTATGAAATTTGACCGGAACTGTTTTCATAAAGATACCCAAGTCCAGATGTTGCCAAAGCTGCGACCAAGGAATAAATATCAGTTGTGGCAGCTGATCGTGCCGCCAATTCGTAATTGCCTGTATCGACTTCACCTAGACCGGTGTTATAGGCATTTGCCCATGTAAGTGTTGGATCAACAGCGTTCCAAGCAAGCGAAGCGGGTACCGCGTTCCATTGAGCAAATAGAGCTTGTTCAAGAATTGTGCGGATTTGAGCGCCATCCAAGGCTTTCGCTAGGACGCCTTGTGTAAGTACCTTAGGAAGCCGAGAAAGCGCCCCTAGAGCCGTTATCTGGATGGTTTGAGTGATTCCTATTGACCCGCCCGATTGAACGCCCACAATGACATCTGTAACGTATCCGCCAAAAATGGCAACTGCCGTGCCGCTTGAGTTATTGACTTTTACACTCACGCTGGAATTAACATTGACCGCAATTGACGCACCATTGGTGTTAATCATCGTCAGATTGCAATATCCTGCGATTGCTTGGCTATAAATATCCGTACGGCCAGAACCAATCGTTAGATTTGCCAAAGTTACATTTTTATATTCCGTCCCATCGATTGTGACGCTCCACACAGGTGTCCAAACGGTCATACAAAAGCAAACCTATTCGCACCCAAAGTGCCTCGAGCATTGGATCTATTCAGGACGTCCACAATTGTTCGAGCTGTACCTTCCGCATCGATTGCGCCATTGACCGTGATATTGATTGTTCCGCCAGCGCCATTTGGGACGATTGTCCCGTTGCTCTTTGGTACAAAAAGTTCGGCGCCGTTTTCACCAACCACATAAGATTTGCCGGCGGAAACGGATCCACCAGCTGCTCGGAATCCACCAAATGCGGCATCAATTGCATTACCGATTCCACGCACTAAAGGATTATTTTTGACTAGATCAATTAATCCTCGGATTGCTCCAACCACTCGGCTTATGACGGATACGACTTTTTCAAATCCATCTATTAAATTGCCGACTAAATTAATGACAACGCTAATCGCTTGACCGATTCCTTGAATAGCAATTTTCAAAATGCCACCCAATAGCGGAGCAACGTATTTCTGCAAAAATTCAAATAAAGATTGAAATTCGTCTTTATTTCTCATAACAGCATCTCTGATTACATCAAAGGCATATTTTAGACCTTCTAGGACAGGAATGAAAATCTTTTTAAGCGTATCGATAACATTGGAAAATGCCGTCGTTAGACCTTCTTTGCCACCCATGGAATCAATGAAACTTTGAACGGCAGGAATGACTGTATTTACAACAATTTCAATCATTGGTGTAATTGCGTCTAATACAAATGATCCAACGGTTTCTTTGCCTTCATCAAAAGCTACTTTAAGTCGAGCCATTTTGCCCGAGAATGTATCTGCTTGAACGGCTGCTTGATTTGCAAATGTATCTGCCAATTGCTTTGTGATTTCATCCATTGACATCGTTTTAAGCTGTGCCGAAGTCAATCCGACGCCTAATTTGGCAAGTGATGCTGTATTTCCTTCTTGCGCTTTTGCCATGGAGTTGGTAACGGCTTCAAGGGATTTACCGGATCCAGCCGATACATCTAAGGCAATTTTTTGTAATCTTAAAGCTTCATCCGAATCTTTTGTCGCTCTTACCAAACGTTCAAAACTTGGCCGCAATTCATCATCGGTTTTTCCAGTCAAAAGTGAAGTTTTAAGAATCTGATCCTCAACGGCTTTGACTTGATCTTGTGTAGCGCCTGTTACATTTTGTAAAGTTAAACGTAATTTTTCTTGAGCTGCTTCATCTTCGATTGCTGACTCCACACCTTGCTTGAGCAATACAGCGCCGTATGCAATAGCTGCGGCACCAGCTGCGGCAAAAGCTGCTCCAGCAATTTTGCCAAATTTGCTCATGCGATCGCCGAATGATGTCACTTCATTTTCGGCGCCTTTAACTCCACGCTTTAATTCATCAAAATCCGCATCAAAAGTAATTTTGACCTTTGGAATACCAGCCATTATTCAAATCCTAACTTCCGCACGACGGCTTGTACCATCTGTGCATATTCTCTCGCAACTATTGGTGCGTAGTAATCAACGGCAGGTGTCATCCAATATCCGCGTGGATTTCTAGCTACTTTGAAACGATTTGTGTATGCGCGGCCAATCGAGTCCGTTCCAGGATGTGATCCAAATTCTGTTCCCCACAATAGAGCTCCAGCTGGCGCACGATTTTGGCGCACCTTGCCTTTGCCTGATTTTGATGTCTCGCCACCGTATTTACGGCCAACCTTTTTAGTACCGCCGACATCAACACGAATCAACCGATCTCTTTTGGCTTGGATTGATTGAGCAACGAGTTTTGTTTGTGGCGATGGCGCAGATTGGCTAAACATAAGCAATTGACCCGCAAGCCGTTGAGATAATGGCATGGCTTTATCTCGAATTTCATCTTGCGATTCTTTTGGCAATGCATTAAGCAAGCCAATAAGATTCCTAAATTCCACCGGATCAACGGTAATTTCGAAACGTCCCTGCTTGGCTTCACCTGCCATTACGTTTCTCCAATACCTCGATTGCCGTGTAAATCTGCTCCGCCGTCTCCCACTCTCTCATCGGTATCCCTGTGGCTATTGCCAGTTCAACCAATACGCGATTTAAGCTTCCGACGGCGTAGCTTTTGGGTTATCTGTCTCCACGGATCGAATATCGTCCACCGTATCGCACCAAACTTCGTATGGTTTGACTGGCGCACTTGGATTCTCTCGACGCTTGGCGTTATATGCCAAGAATAAAAGATCATCCAGCCCGACGTTTTCCCCGAGCTGTGTGACCTTTAATCCCGTCTTACGTTCCCACTTGACGAATTCAGGCGTCGATGCGGTGAACGATTCCGATTCTCCGTTGAAATATGTAATTGTGATTTGAGTTTTCATGCTTGCTCCCGATTCTTATTTTTAGCTGAATGTCTCGGTTGGAGTTCCAACTACCTGAAAGGATAGTGAAACTGTCTGTGCATCTGGTGCTGAACCGCCGACGGATGGGAATGTAGGTAATACGTCAAATGCAAAAACTGCTCCAGTTGCAGCTGTAAGTGAGCAAGCCAATGTGGTATTTGGTGCTGTTTCTGCGGCAGTCCATAACAATTCGCAAATTGAATATGTACCTGCGCCGCCGGATGCTCCCCAATCGGCTAACATTTCAAGATTTAATGTCCATGAATCATCAATAGCCTTGTATGCGCGTCCATCAAGGGTTTGATAAGTTTCGATGACGTGATCTGCTTCTAGTGTGACGGTTGTTACTTGTGCGTCGTAGGTTTTGGTCGCGATCGTCAATGCGAGATCGCGTCCAGTTATGACGGTCGTTGCCATTTTTGCTCCTAGTTAGTTTGAGTGTATTGAGTTGAAATTTCGATCTCGGACATCAGGATTTCTGAAGCTCCGATCGTCATTGGGACAGGATTAGACACGCTTCCCACCGTGTAGCCCGACGGAATTACCGCCAGAATACTCATGATTAATTGCTCGATATTGTCAAGAGCCGCGGCATTGGAATACATCGCAACGCCAATAGTGATTGTTAAATTTATTTTTGTCCGCGTGGACGCTCCGATAAGATTTGGCTCAAGGTATGGCGTATTAGGGACGACAGCTGCAAAAGGAACCATTGGTGCCTCTGGAACGGCGTCATAGACATTTGCGGAAACCGATGAAATGGCTGACTTGAGAGCGCCGCGAACATTGACCGCAATTGACGATGGCATTAGCCCACCATCGCATCGACGTCAAGCGACTTTCCGAGAATTCCCACGACTCTATTTAGTAATGATCGTCCCATCCGGTAAGGCGTCACTTGGAAATCAACGCCTTCAATTTGTCCACCCGCAGCTGTAATCGATTGGAATACTTCAACCGAAATTACAATAATTGCTTCATAGACGGCTGGATTTGACGCATAAATTGTTGCTGCATCGCCGCCAGTTTTGTAAGTCGTTCCATGTGGAATCACCGCATTTTTATCTTGATCGGCGGCCACAAGCGCATAAGAAAATTCATATTCTGAATCTACGGCTGTGACTGTTTGGCTGCCATTGAATGTTGCATCGATGGAAGCAATTACGACGCTGGATCCAACGATGTAATTGTGCGGCGTATTGGTTGTAAGAGTAGCCACGTTGGATGATATTCGTTTATAGGTGACGGATGATGAATATGATTCCAAAAGTGGCAAGACTGTAAGTTCAGCCGTATCTATCACTTTTTGCAGATAGGCGTCATTGTATAAGGATGCACTCACGCCGATTACCGATCGCAATTGCGAAGGTGTTACCAAAGACATGAGTGCATCCTTTCTACGGCTGGCCTAGCTCGGGAGCGAACTAGGCCATGACTAAATTAGATCGATTAGGCCTTGTTATTCTTGAAGGCACCAGCTGCGATCTTGGTGGCGCAAGCACCGAATGAATAGACGCCAACTGTGACGGATCCATCCGCTGTTGATTCTGCGCGGAGTTGGTATGAAGGTGATTCGTACCATGTGTAAGCATCTGGATTTACGATGAGAAGGGTTCCATCTCCGTCGCCAGCGTTTGTTGGATCAACGTACAAGTTGAGTCCTGCAACGTTGCCTGTGAGTGATGTTGGTACAGCGAGACCAGCCTGATTCATTGGGTTGGTTACTTGGCTGTAAATTGGACGTCCAGCATCGTTCAATGTCATTAAGTTAGACCATTGTCCGGTTGATGCGATGATGTTGCGAGCAAATGGATTTGCAAGTCCTGCTGTTGCAGCATAAACGCTCGCTGATCCGCGAGCAATTACTCCGAGAAGTTCTGTTGCTGTTGGATAGGTTGTTGTTGTGGTGCCATCGAGTGTTGCACCAGCAATTAAGCGACCATTGACATAAGCATTTTGTGCCTTAGCCATCGCTGCAACCATGTTGCGGAGAAGCTCGTCATAAAATGCAGGTGATGTACGCTGTAAAAGTTCTACGCTGAATTTTTGCTGTCCAGCAAACTTTTTGACGTCCACAGAAACGAACGCGCTGTTCTGATCGGTTTCGTTGAACGCTGCATCTTCAGCTGTTTCTGCAACTGTAGGTGCAACTGTGATCTTTGGAATCTCAAATGTCATACCTGCATCTGGCAAGGTACCGCGTGAGATTGCGTCGATTGATGGACGGATTGTTGTTGAAAGTCCGTTGATGACTTCGGCAAGCTGACGTGTTGGGACAAGTCCTGCGTTGTCGGTTGTGTTATCAGCTGCGAGAACGTACTGACGTGCATCCTCGTTGCCAAGAGCTGCTGCAACCTTGTTTTCAAGGTACTTTGCAGCTGTGATTTCGATGCGTGGTGTTGCGTATGCGACAGGCTTTGCTGACGCGGTTACTGACTGTGCGGCTTCAACCGTCTCTACGGCTTCCGCGGTTGTGACGGTGTTTTCCACTTCGTCTCCTTCTGTTGGGTTTGGTTGTGCATCTGATTCCTCGACGGATTCAGAATTTTCGTTTTCTGTTGCAGCGACTTCGCTCACGCGAGCTGATCGAACGGCTGGTTCTGATACAAGTGCGACGCCTGTAAGTTCACCGGCGAGAACGCGCATGGTGCCATCTTTTTGATTGACATAATCCTCGACGGCAAGTTCAACCGAAAATCCATCGCGCAAGCCTTCCATCGCTTCGATAATTGCATCGGTTCCAGCTGTTGTTTGAGCAATTTTGAATGTTGCATTGATAGCTGAATCGCCATCCATTGACATATCTAAGACTTTGCCAATTCTGCGTGTACGGTCATGCTCAAGGTTTAAAAATACTTCCTTTGGAGCAATAGATCCTTTTGCAAATACGACTTTACCGGTTGATGCGTTTGCTGGTTCCTCAAATGCAACGATGCGGCCAGTAATTGTTCGCGACTCTGAATCTGCCGCGGTGATTGTCATTGGTGTAGTTAGTTTCATCCGATTAGATCCTCTTCCTCGCGGATTTCGTCCACCGTCATCGCTCCGATGCGGTTAAGAATTTCATACACTTGCGCCCTTTCGTAAGGATTGCCACGCAAGAAATCATCTAAGTCATAACGCACATATTGCGATGCTGGTGTGAAATCTGTGAGAGATAAACGCTGTTCGATGATTGTTAAAATTGGACGGATGCTGAAATCGATTAGATCACGTCTTTGATTTACAGCGTTTGAATATGTCATGCTCGATGGATCAGCGGATGCGAACCATGCCGGCAAACCGATAGCGCGGCAAAGTTCTAGCGCCAAATAGTTTCTGGCTTCATTCATCTGGAGATTCTTTGGATCGTATCCAATCGTATCCATCTTAATATCTGCGTTCAAAAATGTTACAGCCTTTGATGCTTTATTCTTGAAAGCCGAAATCAATGAAGCAACGCGATCTTTTGGCAGCTGTACGCCATTACTTGATAAAACAACTTGCGGAATAGGATTCAAAGCAAAATCGTATGCTGCTCTTTCAAGTGCATGAGCTGCGCGAACTGTACGACCAGCGCGATTCAAAAGTCCTTCTTGCATATTTCCAAATACGACAAGTTCCTCAGGAGCAACGTAATATCCATCGATACGATATTGCTCGATTTCTGTACCAAGTGCATTTGTTTCAACTGTAACGCGCTCCGGTGCAATTCTTTCCATTGCTTGAATTCGTCCGGTGTCTGCATATCTTGAAAGTACGCGAGCATAAGCTGCTGGCCTAAAAAGTAAATCCTCAGCTATCCATGCCCAAAATTCTGCGCCAGTAATTCGTGGATCTGGTTGATTGATAACACGAAAACTTGGGACTGTTTCCTCGGTTTCTTTGACTTTTGTTTCAAGCGGCAATGAAGCGACTGTCGAACAAATAATTCCGCGAGCGCGAGCGATTACGGGTACGCCCATGGCTTCGGTTCGGGTAGCACTTTGTCCATAAGCAAAATATGGAGCGCCTAAAGCGTCAATGGAATTTACAGGCGCAAGTGAAGCATCTACCAGCGTGTCAGCTGGATTTGGTTTCGGTGCTGTAACGAAAAAATCCAATAATCCCATGCGTGTAATTTTATTGATCGCATATAACTATCCAATCATAATGTCAAGATCCGTCTCTGGGCGTGTCGCGAAGTGTGTGACTAGCGCACAAGCCACCGTTGCACACACAATCGATGCGGAAGCTTTGCGTCCAATAGTCCAAGCTCCATCCCCAAATGGCAAACGTGCGGCACTCAATACTTGCTTGGTGAGTTCCGGTTGATTCCCGTGGCGTAATCGTTTCGATGATATGGATCCTAAAAGTTCGTCGCAAGATTGACCGTACAGCGCCCCGTCTATATCGTCGATTGGGATGCCGGCTGGTTGAAGTCTAGCCGCAATCGCCGATGAAGTTCGCTTTGAATAGGCAAGCGTTTCGACTGGAAATTGCGCGACGTAATCTGCAATGTCATTTGCCACAGCTTTATCATCAAGCGCAATTGGGTTGTGCCAAGTGTGTAAAAGTTTGACATAAAATTCATTTTCATTTATTCGCTGCGCCAATACAAGAGCTGCATCGCGACGATCTGGCGAGCAATCAAGTCCAAGCCACACGGTACGTTCGCGATCTATTTCAATTTCATCCATTCCACATTCAGCCCATTCGCCAGCTGGAATCGCGCTAGAAATCGTTTGAACCCAACGGCATAATACTTCCGTTCGGACAACATCCGGTGGATCATTCATCACAGCTCTTAAATTGTCGATGTGAACCGTGTGGCCTAAAGCGGGATTAGCCATAGCCGCGCCATTCCAGAATCTTTTGCTATCGTCAATCTTGTCATAATCGCTCGACCATTCAAAATATCCAATGTCATCGCTAGATCCACCAGCTGCGCCAATGCCGCGTTCGCGAATTTGGTTCAGCACAATCGAGTGTTGATCTCCCGCGTTCGAATAACTCCATAATTGCGGATTTTCCGCGGCCATCATCGTGTACCGGAGCGATGCCCACGTTGATTCATCTTTGAGCTCTCGAGTCTCATCGATATGTACGGTGGATGGCCGAGATATACCGCGAGCTGCCGATGCGCCAGCCTTTACCATGTATCGGTTGCCGGTCATCAATTCGATTTCCTCGGATCCATGTGCCCACCTGATTTTTTTAACTTGTGCAGCTAGTGAATCGTTGGATTCGATGACCGAAACCAAATCCCTAAAAGTCTCAAGCGATGTTGTCAATCGATGAGCTGTACCAATTTGAAGCTTGTCGTCCCATTCGAATAAGCCCATCAAGATCCGTTGTTTCATAAACGTCGTCTTACCTTGCTGACGTGCCACGACCAACTGGACAAGTGGATGATGCCATCTGCCATCCGGTTTTACCCGATGAGCTTCAATTGCAAGCCACCTTTGCCATGGAAGTAATGGGATTCCAATCGATTCGCTAAAGTCAATCAGTTCTTGACCGCGTGAAGGCAAGTCCGGACGTAATTTTGAGTGGATTCTAGGGAACGGACGTCCATAAAGCCGATCTACGATGGGCATTAAAACCGATACAGGCCGATTTGAGCCATCTACAGCCTGTTCGTGCCATCCTGTACCTTCTTGAACCACCTTAATGCCTTCTCGAGTCGTTTGGCGGTGAAATTAAACCGC